ATTCTATAATCTGTCTTTCTGCATTAGTAAAGTCGGTAAAATAACTTTTCTGTGGTTGACCTTGTTTTATTTTCCACCATTGTTTAAAAGTCTCAGCCCATGTAGTAGGTACACCAGCTTCACGTGCAGCAATAGGATTAATATCATGTATAGCTCTATTACTACCTCTAATATTATCCACACCAAGTTCAATGGTAGCTGCACTACCTGTAGTTGGTGGTCTTGATAACTTACCTTCTCTATATAAAGATTGAGCAGTTAATGTTTTAGATTGAGCAGCAGTTAAATGACCAGCATGATATTCACTTCTAAACTTTGATTGTTTTTTAGCAGCATCTTGAACACTTTTAAAACTTGTAGTTGTCCATTTTTTAAATTCTAATAAATCCTCAGTTGTTGCTGGTATACCAACTTCATTTGCAAAAGCATGTAACTCTTTAATCTCTGGTGCAGCTGTTTCTTTTGTTCTTTTTAATCTACCCTTACGTCTAGTAGTTACCTTTGGTAAACTCATTAATGATGGATCATCAGCTTTCAAAGCTTTACCTATCTGTGAAATCTCTCTATCTGAACCAGCTACATTAATATCACCGAATTGTTCACGTTTAATTTTGTGATAATCTTTAACTTCTAAATTTCTATTTTTAAGTTCTTGTTTGTACCAAGTTAGAATGTCCTGTTTCAATCCAATCATGTCACTTGGTTTATCTATAAGATGCTTAGGTACTGGACCCATACCCCCACCTGTTCTATAAACCATACCCGCTACACTTTCAGGATCAGCAGTTCTAAATGCAAGATCTGTAGCTTCATTAATTAGTTTATTACCTACGTTACCGACAATCTTCTTACCTTTAGGTATAAATGGTACTGCAAGTTCAGCTAATTCTAAAGCACCTTTATCAATGCCAGTTACATCAGACACACCTGTAGTAACAGCATCTACTGCTCTAAAAGCATCAACAGGTTGTAATCCTAAAGGGTTCATCTCAGAACGTAGTAAACCACCTTCTCCAAACGCACCCTGTACAACTACATTAGCCATGCCTTCACCAAAATCCCTAACATCCTCTGGTATTCTTTGATACTGTTTATTTAAAAATCTAGGCAACCTTGATGTCTGTTCTCTAATGTTATATCTTAAACTACCTTTTTCATAAGGATTAGAGTTTATAGGAGATTCCCCAGCATCGAAGGCGAGGCTGTTATATCTTGATTCTGTGTAACTACTCATCTACCCATACCCCACGGTATTTGGAACTTTTTCAATTTATCAGGGTCCATTTGCTGCATATTTTTTATTTGGTTAATGTATGACATACCTTCGTTTTTATCTAAAACTTTTTTATTAGCGTCAAAAGCTTTAGCTGTAACAGCATTTTTAGGATCATCCAAATCCAACTGTCCTTTAACTGCATTATTAAAAAGCTCGGAATCTTCACCTGATGCTGTAAAAGCTTCTACACCTGTAGCATCATTATATTCTTTAGAAAAAACTTCACCTATAGGATTACCTGATTCAGTTACATTAGGTAGATTCTGTTTAGCTCTATTCTTTTCTGTACGAGCAGCCCAAGCACTATAGAACTTTTCCCCAGCCTTAGTTATAGTCTTTAATGATTCTAATGTAGATTTTTCTTCTTCTTCCCCGCTTGCTACAAGAGCATCACCAAAATCAGATAGTGTATCAGCAAAAGAAACTTCATCCTCTTCATCTTTTTTCTTTCTTATTTGCATAATTAATTAATGTGTGATAAAATCTGTTCCTCTCGATACGGTTTGTGTCCAAACGTATCTCTCATCCAGTCCCTCCAGTGTCTACTACCCTTCTCCTGATTACATCTTCTACAAGCTGGTACCATATTCTTTGTAATTGTTTCTCCACCGTTGCATTTAGCTTTAACATGATCGAGTGTAAGTTGGTTAATTTCATAATGGGTTCCACAATAAACGCATTGACAATTAAAGTGCTCTTTAACAGCTCTTCTCCAGAGCTTCTTAGCCTGTGGACTTGTCATGGTTATTAGATTGTATAAATAATGTTTAGGAGTGGGTAGTAGTGGGGTCACGCTTTGCCTCTATTTCTGGCTCGGTTTTTTGATTGGGCTTCGAGTTTGGTGCCACCGCCTTTTTTATGCGAGACATCCAACTTATCACCATTGCCATAAGTTCCTCTTCTTCTATTTTCAGCATTTAAAGCTGTTCTTTTACGGATTTGAAGAGCGGATGAATTAAACTTCTTTTGATAAGCGTTCTTTTTAGCTCTTGCTTTGGGGTGGGACTTATAATAGTCAGACGTGTTCAGTCCGCTTGCCATATAATCTCCGTTGTACAAGGTCTGGGTCGATTTGAGGCATTACAGCTGCCAATTTATCCAATGGATTACCTTCATAAGCAATACCACTGATATCATTTTTAACCAGCCAATCACAGGCTGCTTTTAATTCATGAGCGGTAGCTTCTCCACTCTTCACTCTTTTAAGGAATTCAGTTGTAACGAGCTGATGTAACTCGTTAAACTGTTCTTCTGTAGCTTTTCTAGCCATTATGTGCCTGGAAATAATTGTTTCTCTACGATTTCTACAGCCTTATCGTCTAAGGTGTTGTCAGTAGTGGAAACAAGCTTCTTTAATACATCAATTAATAATCTTTTCACTGATGTTGAGGTAGCAAATTTGAGTAGGATAGGCTTAAGTAGTAAAATCATTTCTTGTTAGTGGGTTGTTTTTCTTTATCTTGTGCTGAAAGAACAGCAATTGGCACTACATCATTACAAAGTGAGACAAAATCTGAATCAGGTTTAAGTGTAAACCCTCTTTGCATGAATCTAGTACAGTTATCTATGCGAACAAGCTCATAATCGAGCCGTTGTTTTTGTAATTCCTTTTCTGCAATCTTTTTACATATATCAACAGACTTCCTATCTAGTGGTACCATGAAAGACATCTGTACTCCCCAGTTATGAGTTATATTATAAGACTCAGGATCGTACGGTTTACCTTCAGTACCTAGATAATAAGGTGAAATACTCATAACAGGGCCGTTACAAACCACTCCACCTCCATACTGTTGCCGTGAGACTCCAGAATTGTTCTGAAATTGAACAGCTTGATTGGTTACATTACCTGTAGCTGCAGCTGAAGTCTGTGGGTTTAACACTGTATTACCTTCACCGACTTCAGCTTTAACTGGTACTCCTATTGAGAGAATACTGATAAGGAAGTAGTGACCGAAGTGGTATCTATACTTCTGTTTATATCTGTGAATTCGATTATTCCTGCTGGTCTCGTTACTATTTCTAGTTGAAAGTTTTGACCAGGGGTTGTTATATCGAAGCTTGTTGCATGATCGTTGATATGCCCTGTAGGGGTTATATTGTGACCAGTCCAACTGGAATAATCACCTCCATATACTGTTGTTTGTACTGTTTCGACTATATTTTGGGTAGAATTTGTAGTACTATTCATACTACCTTGGGTGAAAGCAGGGGTGACTGTATTTGCTCTAGCTGCAACTGGAAATAGTAGCAGCAAAAATAGTAAATACTTGTTCATTCTGGTTTCTTTTTAGCCATGGGACAATTTACTGGACCTTTGTTTTTATTATTGTTACCTGTAGTCAAGCCGAATGTCGCAAGTGCTCCAGTAAAGACACTAGCAACGAACGTGATATCAGAATTACCTGATTTCTTAACCATAGGTATTTCTACGTAGTTCATTGTGATAATAAAACCACTCCAAACCACAACACCTAAGCGTACAAATGTACCAAGAATTTGTATTTGTTGTTCTTGATCCTCTGCAGCATCCTTCAATTTATGTAGAAGGTTCTTCGGTTTCTCCTGTGGGGTTTCCATTAAGTTTCTTTTGTATTCGTTTAGCAATCTGCATAATGATAGGTTTCATTATTTTAACAGTTTGCTTAAATAACGAAGTCACAGTAAGGGTGGCTATAACGCTCACTGACGCTGTAGTTCCTGCAGTCACGAGTATCTCTTCTTTGGGAACTGGAAACGTCAGATCAGTGAATGGTATATCTATACGTTTAACTTCAGCAGCTTCTTGCTTTGGTTTAGGTGGTTTACCTTCCTGTTTTCTTTGAAGCTCTTCTTCCAGTAATTGTTCTAATTCTTCTGTAATAACACCTACAGGAGGTGCTAGTACAGTTGGTGCTATAACAATAGTTGGGAAGGTAGGTATCTCTGCTGTTGGTTGTTCTAATGTAGGTGTAGGTATATCTAAAGCACCTGGAATAGATAAAGCATCAGGTAGAGTTATGGAAGGGAATATGTTTTCTTCCATTAAGTATTATTCTCCCATATATCAAAACTTTTATGATGCCATTGTCCATA